AGTGCCCGACTTGAACGAAGGTCACTTTGATTGGTTCATGGGCGAGTTTGAATCGTTTACTAAACGACAAGAAATTGAACGTGCAGTATTAAAGGCAGCAGATCTATTAGAGGCTGGAGACTTTGATCCCATCGAAAAATTAATCAAGGATGCTGTACAGATTAGCTTGACCAAGGACATGGGCACAGACTACTTTGCTGATCCTGCGGCACGTATCAACAAGTACTTCAACTCGGGCGGACAAGTATCAACAGGATGGCCACAACTGGATCGACTGCTGTATGGTGGATTTAGTCGTGGCGAACTCAATATCTTTGCAGGTGGATCAGGTTCAGGCAAATCTTTGGTCATGATGAACATTGCACTGAACTGGCTACAACAAGGACTAAGTGGTGTGTACATTACACTAGAACTTAGTGAAGAGCTCACTAGTTTGCGTACAGATGCTATGTTAACGCAGATGAGCACCAAGAACATTCGCAAGGATATTGACACAACCACAATGAAGGTCATGCTTGTGGGCAAGAAGTCTGGGCAGTATCGTGTGAAAGGATTGCCAGCACAGAGCAACATCAATGACATCCGCAGTTATATTAAAGAAGTACAGATCCAAACAGGGATCCGAGTAGACTTTATGATGATTGACTACTTGGATCTGTTGATGCCTGTGAGTGCAAAGGTCAGTCCCAACGACTTGTTTGTGAAGGACAAGTATGTGAGTGAGGAACTGCGTAACTTGGCCAAAGAACTGGGCGTGTTAATGGTCACAGCGTCGCAGTTGAATCGATCAGCCGTGGAAGAGATTGAATTTGATCACTCGCACATTTCAGGTGGTATCAGTAAGATCAATACCGCTGACAACGTGTTTGGTATCTTTACAAGCCGTGCAATGAAAGAACGTGGCAAGTACCAGATCCAGTGTATGAAGAGTCGTAGTTCAACAGGTGTGGGACAAAAGATTGACTTGGAATACAACATTGAAACCATGCGCATTACAGACGAAGGTGGCGACGAAGGTACAGGATATAACAAACCGCAGAGTTCGTTGATGGATAGTATCAAAGCTCGCAGTCAAATCAAAGTCGCTGACACAGAATCCACAGCCGGTACAACATCTACCAAATGGGAAAAGCCCACAGGAACCCATGCCTGGGATTATCAGCCAGGTGGTAAAGAACTAAAACCTGAGGCGGCAGAAAAAGTCACAGCTGATGTGCAAAGTGCCAAACTTAAACAGTTGTTGGGAAAGATTAAAACTGGATGAGTAATCTAATATTAGGTAGCAACAGCAAATTTGGCAAAATACTCAAGGACAAATTGCCCGGTGTTTATTTAGATAAACAGCAGTTTGATCTGTTGCAACCTGATTTTTCTTGTTTTAAAAGTAATTCAGTTGACAATCTGATCATTTTAGCTCGTGGCGGTGCACAAAATTTTGCTCAGGCTGGTACTATAGCTGATACTGTTTCTAAATTAATTAGTACTGTAAAATACAACACCGCCTGGGTGTTTACTAGTGGCCTAGGAACCTACGCAGGTAGTAAAAACAACAGTTACATACCTTATAGTGCTGAAAAAATGTTATTGACGTTTGTTTCTTACAAAAAAAACTTTGATGGACATAACATCAAAATAATAAATCCTGGACACATGGATTCAGACCAATCTTACAGCATTGCTGTTGATAAATTTCTTTTGCTACTAGACAATCCACCAGACAAAAATTTGATTTGGTCGTTGTCTAAAAATTCTTATGTACCATTTTAATCAGTAATGAATCAACAATCGCTTGATACCGCTATAATACTAAAGCCCGATCTGTACCACATCAAAAATATATTTTCCTCTGACGAAATTTTTGATATATCAGAACGATTAGAAAGTGAAACTGAATGGAATCAGTTATCTTTACAAGAAATTCAATCACGCCAGACATTGGCCTGGAAAGACCATGGACTACTAGATCATGTGTGGTGCCTAATTAACAATCTTGATTTTTCAGCATTTGGATTAAAATTCACACATGTGTCAATTTGGAAAGATCAACATCCTTACTGCATAACTAAACATATTGATAATGATCAAGTCAAGGCGGCCATGCAGATTTATCTCAGCTCTGGACCAGAATATATGGGAACCTGGTTTGATGATGTCGAAATACCATTTGTGCCAAACACTGGATATATTATGAACAACAAAAATAAATTAGAACACCAAATGAAACACCCTGTGCCTCGGAACTTGATTCGTTACAGTTTGTACGCATTATTTGATTATGTATAAATTTGATCAAATACGTCACGTGCATTTGGAAATATCCAGCAGATGCAATGCCAATTGTCCATTGTGCCCTAGAAGTTTCTTTGGTTACCCTCACAACAATGGGTTTACTGAACGCGATCTAACACTAGCAGATGCACAGCGTATTTTTGAACCTGAATTCATAAAACAATTAGACGAATTGTATATCAACGGTAACTTTGGGGATGTTGTAATGAATCTTGAAGCTGTTGATATAATTGAATATTTTAAACTTCACAACCCACGTATTCATGTCATGATCAGCACCAATGGCGGTGCCAGAAACAAAAAATTCTGGCAAGATCTTGCTAGATTAAATGCTGAAATATATTTCTGCATAGATGGATTAGAAGACACACATCATTTGTATAGACAGAATACTTTGTACTCTACCGTGATACAAAACGCCCGAACGTTTATTGCTGCCGGCGGCCGGGCAGTATGGCGCATGATTGATTTTGATCATAATAAACATCAGCAAGCAGAAGCACAGCAACTAAGACAACAGTTAGGATTTACAAAATTTCAGCTTACCAAAGGAAACCGAGTTGATAGCCTAGTATTCAACAAAGATCGACAGCTCACACACACAATAGGCAATCCAACTAAAGAATTTAGCGAACCTGATGGATCATTTAGTTTTGATAGACTATGGGATACCAGGATCAATGGAGAAGTGCTACTGGAAGATATTGTAGGTGATGAACTTCCAAAACCAATTGAGTGCGAAGTTGAAAAGAAAAAATCAGTTTATGTGTCTAGTACTGGCGATGTGTATCCTTGCTGTTACCTTGGGTTTGAGCCAAAAACGTTTGGCCAAGGCCAGTGGCACCAGGCGATTAATGCACAGTTCAAACACATGATAAAAAAGAACAATGCACTTGAACACAGTCTTGCACAGTGTATTGAATGGTTTGAGGAAATTGAAAAAACCTGGGCTATTCCTACATTTGAGCAGGGCCGAGTGCTTATGTGCAATCGTCAGTGTGGGAACTGTGGATCGTCTTTGGGCAAGTCGGCAGTGTAGATAGTTAATCCCAGTAGCCCACTGTATCTCACCTGATCAGTGCGGTTCCATCCCTCGTGCCAGGTATCGTAGTTGTTCATGTGCCACCATCCGTCCCCAAACGCAGTTGTGATGCGTGTGGGATTACTGCGATTTTGGTCAGTGTAAAAATAGGAACTTAGATCCGGTGTGTCGTGCTCACTAAAGTAAACCATGCCCGTGGCAATCAACTGACGATAATCTGTGTGTATGTCATTGACAAAACCTGGCATGTCTTTGGTAAACTCAATGTGTGTTCTTGATCGACGACACATTTCGTCTGCACTCATGCCCCAAGTAACATCAATGCCGTGATACTCTTGATACATCCAGTCAATGGCCTGACGTTTGAATTCAACACTGCCAAAGTATCTACTGACCGCAGTAAGTGCTTTATGTTTCCATTGTGGCCGCAGGCACTTGTAACGGGTGTTGGGCCAGGGATTGTGTCCTACAGGGGCAACTTCTCCGTGCGGCACCCAAGCTTCACTATCAAGTTCTTGGATAATCTGCGCTCGCTCAAATGGTAACTCTAGTTTTAGTTCGCTTACAAAACGTCGAATGCCAGTGAATTTAGTGTTGAGGGTAGTTTCCATATACATATTTACAACATGAACCAAGATTCAAAATTATATTGCGCCTGGGCAGATTCAGGCATTGCACTACACAATTCAGGCAGGTGCTTGCTGTGCTGTCACAGCCAAACATATCTACAGGGCACTGACAGACAGGACTTGTATCTTGACGTCAACACTTTACAGGATGCTTGGACCAGCCCTACCAGACAACAGATACAAGCAGACCTAGATGCAGGCGTTCAGCATCCTAATTGTAGTGCTTGCTGGACAGAAGAAAATGCAGGACGTAGCAGTCGCAGACTGGTAGCCAACCAACAGTTTGCTGACCTGCCTGCAAACCCTCCACGACCACACCTGGTTGATTTAAAACCAGGAAACACTTGCAATCTAGCCTGCAGAACATGTTGGCCTGAGGTGTCAAGCAAATGGTATAGAGATTACTGGGAACTGGAAGCACATAAACAAGAGCCAGATTACAAAAAGTATTTGGCCAGTTGGGGTAGAATTAAGAGCAGTTAC